GGATAACCACCATTTGCTAATTGTTGAACTTTTGCAAATGAAGCGGATAATGTATTGGCTATTGTTCCACTTACCGAACCACTTAATACTCCAATAGTTCCACTTACCGAACCACTTAATACTCCAATGGTTCCACTCACAGATGAACTAACATTACCAATTGTTCCACTTACCGAACCACTTAATGAATAAAGACTACCACTTACCGAACCACTAACTTTTCCAATTGTCCCACTTACCGATGAACTTACATTTCCCAAAGTTCCACTAATAGATGAACTTGCTAATGTTACAGTTCCACTAATAGAAGATGATACCCTATTTAATGCATCATTACTTTGTGAAACCGATGAACTAATAATATAAGCAACATCAACCGCTGACCCGGTACTACCTCCAACAAAGGTTGCACTTTGAGTTACATAAACAGGAACATAATTATTATTTACATCATAAAATTCAAATTTAAAATTATAAGTTTCATTACCAACTACCGTAGGCATTGATGTTATAAATGAAATTTCATCAGGTGAAAAAGCAGTATCTTGTGATAATTTTAAACTAATATTTCCTAAATGCCATTGTCCTTGTGATTGTGAAAAATAAAGAGATGCGGTTGGATAATCGGTATCTATTTTAAATGGAATAACTGTATCTAATAAATTTTTAGTAGGTTGTGTTCCATAAAGTGTTGCGATACTACTACTTGTAGAACCAGATGATATGTATATCCCTAAATTACTATCTGTGGATGCCGAATAAAATACATCTAAATTTAATTCATATGTATTTGTGCTTTTTAAATCCAATGATTGAGTATATCTAAAATTTCCACTACCTGTTAAGCGAACCCCGGCATCAATTCTTGTTGAATTTAATGTGGCATTTAATGAACCACTATTCCATTGATTTTTTAATACTTCGGATGTAAATATACCCGTATTACCAACTACACTTCCCGATAATCCATATGAAGTCATTAATTCTTTTGATTCAACTAATATATCTTGAATTAAACTATAATCAGAAATATCTCCTAAAGATGTTCTAAAAACTTTTACCCTTTTAACATCACCTGCAAATGTTTCTAAATTAGAAAGTTTAATATCGGCAAACGATTGAGTAACCGCTGATGCTACTTTACTATCACCAACAATAGAGTAAATTGGACTTAGTATTTCTGTAATATTAACTTTTGGTCTTTGATAAAATCTAATCTTAGTAGTATTTGCTAAAGATGGATTTACATTTATTACCTTTTGCCATTTTACATTATATTTACCCTCCCAATCGGTTGGTATTGGATTTATTATACCATTACTATCTTCATATTTTTCTAATTCACCCAATATAGTAAGGGTACATGGGCCATACGCCGTATCAGGATATATGTAAACGGATACTACTTTAGATACACCCTCAAAATATTCGGTAACAAAACTTTCTCCATTTATAGAAGATGAAATTAAACCTTCTCCTGGTTCATGATATATAACATTTCCTACCGCATCCTTTAATTCAATTTGTATTCTGGTATCACCCATCAATTCTTCTGACCCGGCAATTAAGAATGCATTTTTTCCACCTGTTAAAGTATCAGATAATTCTGTTATTTTAAAGTATCTACTATTTGGGTCATTGTCTATTACTAATACCGAATATTTATCTAAATTTTTTGGAAACAATGTTTTTTTAATAATAGCCATTTAAATCTTTTTAAATAAATATCTTCAAAAAAATTATTATCTCATATTTATATAAAGAAAACTAATAAACTCTTTAATAAACTAAAGAAAACTAAATAAGTTATGAAATACGCAATGTTACAAATAAAAAAAGAAACCCATGAACTTCTCAAACAATATTGTGAAGAACACGGGTTTAAAATGGGAAGTTTAGTTGAAAATTTAATTAAAAAACACGTTGGTGTTTCTAAACCACAATCAAGTGTGTTGAAGGCTGATAAGGTTTTTGCTAAAAATCAATCCTACTAAACTATCCCAGAATAAAAAGATACTATATTATATTTTATGTCTTTTTTGACTTTTTCTACTTCATGAAATAAATTTAAACTACTATCTAAAACCACAAAATTTGGAAATGTTGGTTTTATTTTAATTGAATTATTATTTTTATCATAAAGTATTAAATTACCACCATTTTCTTCATCCCAATCAGTATTTAAAAAATATAAAAAAACACAAATTCTATCATCGGGTTTACCATCATCGTGTAATTTTATTTCACAACCCTTATCATAAAATTGTAATTTAGTATTCATACAAAACGAAGCATAATTTTTTTCCGAATAATATTTTTTACAAAATTGTTTTTGAAAGTTTGATAATAAATTTTGATTTATTATACTTGAAATATCATCGTCTAAAGATGTTCCAAAAACCCAAGTTGGATAAAATTCACAATCTTCTATTTTTTTTAACATATACTCATGTGATTTTTCATATATGTAATCCGCAATATCTAAATTATTATCTCTTTTTAAAAAATCAATATATTTAATTTCTTCTGCATATGATAAATCTTTATGTTTATACCAATAATCATATTTTGAAAATCTTTTAATATTTTTATTGTCAATTTTTGATTTTAAATCCACAAAATCATTAAAATTAATTAAGTCTGAATAATTTTCTAAACTATCACAAACATATCCTTGTTCTCTAAATTGTTGTATATCTATCATATGAATAAATATTAAAAGTCAATCTTACTAAATCCATTATCTTTTTTAATTTCAATCAAGCCATCTACAATATCTCTCATTTGTTCTAAATGGGAAATCATCCATATAAAATCAAATTGTGTTTTAAGATATTGCATCATCATAAATAAAGAGGATAAATTGTCTGCGTCTAATGTTCCAAATCCTTCATCTACTACTAAGAAATTCGGACGAGGTAAATTACATACATTAATAAGTGCAACTCTGATAGCAAGTCCGCTCACAAACTTCTCCATACCACTACACATCTCTAAGGGCCATTCTTGGTCTTCGTAAACAATCTTTGCATTGATAGATTTACCATCCATTTCCATTGTCACACCAAAGTCTACAACTTGTCCTAAGATATTGTTGATTTCGTTTTCAATTACCGGAAGTGCTTTACTAATCAACTCATATGGAATACCATCTCTCTTTACAGCATCTAAATAATAGGTGTATAATCGGTTCTTTTCTTCCAATTCCTTAACATCATTCATCTTTTGTTTGATACTACCTATATAAGTCTCTAATGATGAAATAGAACCATTTGTAGTTGCTATTTGTTTACTGATATCTTTAATATCCGACTCAATTTTCTTTTTCTCTACTTCTAATTCTTTGATTTGTTTTTCTAAATCTTTATTAGATTGAATTGTTTCTTCGTTTTCAAAATATTTTTCAATATCATCTTCAACTTTATCCAATTGATGTTGTAACAATTCTTCTTTTGTTTCTAAACCAGATAATTCAGCTTCCGCCGTTTTTAAGATACCTTTAGCTTGTGAAAGTTTTGTTTTCAAATCATTCCACTCATTATATTGTTCTTCCACACCCTCCATTGTATCCAATGTTTGTTGAATACCAGTACAATCAACCAATGCTTCTCTAAGTATTTCTTTTAATTGAGGTAATAATTCTTTTACTCTCATTGCATCTTTTACAAAAGTATTATCACAACAAAATTCACAATTTGGGTCGTATTTATGATTATCCAAATGTGCAATTGTTTCTTCTGCGGAACTTACATGTAATTTGGCAATATCATAAGTTTTAGTTGCTTCTGTTAATGCTTTTTCTTCTCGTTGATAATTTGAATATGCCGTTTCAATATCAACACTACCAAATAATTTTTTATCTTCTATTGATTGTGACAATTCATCTACCTTTTCTTTATAGATTTCAATGTTTCTTTCTTTTGTTCCATATGTCGTTTCTAAAGATTCTAATTTTTCATTGATTTCCTTTCTTTTTTCTTCTAAAGTAGGTAAGTCCAAATTAGAATCAATTGGAGTAAGATTTCTACTTAATTCCAATATAACACTATCTAATCCACCTTTGTCACCATTTAATCTAGCTAATTCTTTTTCAAATTCTTTTAATTCACCTTTCTTATCTTTCAACTCATTTGCTTTATCTGCAAGTTCGGTTGTAAAGTCGGTTTTCTTAAAATTTTTGATAAGAACTGAAACTTCTTTGATATCTTCAATTGCTGTATCGTATAATTTATCAAATACATTTAATCCCATAAATTGAGCAAGTAAGTCCTTTCTCTCACTTTGAGACTTATCAATGAATATAGAATTATTACCTTGTAAAGATAATGTAGTCAATACAAAATCTTCATACTTACCAACATATTGTTCAATTACGGTATTTGTATCTCTTCTTTCAGTTCCATTCAAAGATACTTTTTCATCACCATCTACATACCAAAAGTTTACATCAACTTTTACATTTTTACCTTTGTTAATTGTTTTTGCAGTTCTTTCAATAAAGTAATCTACTCCGTTAACTTGAAAATTCAAATAACATCTAAATTCGGTCTTACGATTGTTTAGAATATTAGCTGCTTTAAATGCTCTACTACTTTTATCATAAAGACAAAATGAAATAGCATCAAAAATAGATGATTTACCTTGTGCATTTGGTGCAAACAATCCCATCAATCCATTTAACTTTGTAAAGTCAATTTTATTATCTTCACCATAACTGAACATATTAGAAAATTCAAACCTAATTGGTTTCCATTGTATGTTTCTTAAAGTATCTTCATGTACAATTCTACTATTTACATCTCTGTTAATATTTTCCAATTCTGCTAAATCCTTTTTATCAACGAATGGCATCATTCTTTCTACATACTCATTTATTAAAGAGTTTTGATAATTGATATCGGAAATATCTTCAAAGTCTAATTTATTACTCCTATCTCCTGTTTTCTTTTTTGATAATGAATCTGTTCTAATAATTGTAAAGTCCTCAACACCATATTTCATTTTGATTTCTGCAATTACCTTTTTGGTATCGGCAGTATCGGTGTTTGACAATCTTACTCTCAAACGAGGGTGTTTTGGCATATCATTTACAACTGGAACTTTACCATTGTCAATATCCATTGTATAATAACCATAATCATTTGGTAAGTCAATTTCTTCATAAGTCATTGTATCTAAATCCCATGCTAAAAAACCATGTCTACCCAATGTTTCACCAAAGTTTTGTTGAACCAATGAACCGGCATAAACTACCTTACAACCTTTTGGAGAAATCATCTCCTGACGTTTATGAATATCACCTAATAAGGCTAAATCAAAACCATCAAATATATCCGTTGTAAAATGTCTACTACTTACTACATAACCAATATCGGTTTGAGAATTATCAACAGGTCCGTGAAATAAAGCAATCTTTTTATTACCAAATAATTTATCAGCAGTAATCCAATTGTCTTTGTTATCTAAAATTGAAAATACTGAAAAATCAACACCACCAATTGAGTAAACCTGTGTATCTTTTAAATAATGAAAGTTTTCTAATTCTAATGCATCTACAATAGGAGTAAGAACATCCATTCTATCCATATTGTTCATATTACAATCGTGATTTCCAGTAATAAGAATTGTAGGACAAGTTTTAGCACACTCTTTGAATAACCAACTAATCTCATTAACTAATTCTGGACTCATTTCCAATTTAGCATGAGCAATATCACCTGCTAAGTAAATGATTGCATCATCAGTTCCTCTTTTACGAATTTCTTCAAACATCTTCGTAAATACTTCTCTATACTCTTTGTGTCTTTTCACATTACGGATATGAACATCCGCAATATGATAAATAGTTTTTAATCTATACATATTCTTTTCTATTTGCATACTTACCTTCATTAAATCCAATTGAATATACTTTTTCTATAAATGCTTTAGGAACTTTTACTAGATAATTATTACCATCTGCAGATGATATAGTTATATCCAACATTACCATATCTTCTTTATTTTCAAATACCAATGCTAACATTGCATCTGAAGCCACTTCTTTAATTTCTCTCATATTATAATTGATTTATTTTATTTAACAATAGTTCTTCCGATGAAAACTCTTTAGTTTTCTTTAGTTCTTCATAAAACTTTTCATAACCAATTTCGGAAGCATCTTTATCTTTCATATACATCATTTTCACATGAATACCCTGCTTTCTAAAATACTCAGCTGCTTTAAGCGCTTCGTTAATAGCATCGTTATCCAATGAAATAATAATATCAGTAATTCCACTCATAAAGATTTTTTCCACCAATGTTCTGGATGGAAATTTACCTAATAACGGAATTGCATTTCTTTTAATTGTAATTGCATCAAATACACCCTCACAAAGTATAATAGGTTCATTCCAATTTACTTGGGAGTCAAAACATATTACATTTTTGCTGATTGGAGGATTTTTGTATTTCATTTTGTTTTCCGGGTAATACGAACGAGAAACAAAGTAATTTAATGACCCATCGGAATTATATGATGGTATAATTACTCTTTGTCCATATAATCCTTCTTTGCAATATCCTATGTTATATTTGATTATATCTTTTTCCGTAATACCTCTTTGAGTAAGGTAATGCATTGCGTGTTTATATTCCGGATTAAATCCTTTAGGAGTCTCACTAAGACTAATAAATTCTTTTGGTAGGGAAATGAACACCTTTGTATCGGCGTCCTCTAAAAGTGGGTTATAATTGCTATCTCCGTAGATTTCTCTAATAATTGAAATAGTCTTTCTATCAACATCCAACTTCTTTAATAATGAGGTCAATTTCTTACCACCACTATTGCAAGTCCAACAATGCCACTTTTGGGTTTCTGTATTAACTTGTAATTTTTGTTTGTGGTGATTGCAGAAAGGACAATAAAATGCTAACTCATTTCCTTTCAGATTGAGATAACTACCTAAAACGCCGGTTAGGGTAGATACGACTATATTCTTATCATTTTGCTTCAACACCCTCTAAATATACGACAAATATTTGATATTACCAAATATTTTATGGTCTATTTTCCTCTAAAAACCACTCATTTGGGATGAATTTATCGGCATATTTAAATCCGTTCTTTTCACACCACATTCCGTATGTAGTTTTAGAGTTTTTGCTGATTTTGTTCTTTGAATTGGAAAATACAAATCGTATATCCAAATTAGGGTTTTGTTCCTTTACTAATTGGTGTTTCTTACGGTCTGCCGCCACAAATCTACCCTTTGTTTCAACTCTAATACCATTTGGTAGTTTAAAATCGGGATGATAGTTATGTTCCGATGCAGGAATTATGTATGATACCTTTTCGGTTTCATATTCTACTTTAATTCCATAAGATTCTATTTGTTGAGATATGGTTTCTTCTAAACCAGACTTAAATCCATACTTTTTTGCAACCCATTTTGGATTACTTTTTTTTGTAACTTTTTTAGCCATTAAATTGGTTTATTTTTTAAAAGTATCTGAATACTTTTTTTCGTTTAATTCACCACCTCTACCTACTTTAAATTTAGCAGCAGTTAAAACTTGCTCATCTGCTTTTTTCAAATCGTTTGTAGTATATGGAGTTTTTGCATTTACGCCAGCTTCAAATGAAATTTTATCAACACCTAATGCTGATTTGTTTGCTTCGTATAAGTCTAAAATTTTTGACATTTTGTTTTGTTTTTAAATATAAATATAAAATTATGTATCAAATCGTATAATAAAGTTTACAGGTAAATCTGGATATGATTTTATAGGTTGTGGAAGTTTTGCTACTGCAACCAAATCACAATTGTCATCATATAAACCAATTGTTGTAATAAATGGAGCTAAATAAGAACCTGTTGAATCCAATGATGAACTATATTCATATTGGTCAAATCCACCTGATATAGATGCATTAACCGATGAACCAATACTATAATCCATAATAGAACCATTTTCTAAAATAGATTTTTTACGAATATATTTAACTCCTGGATTGGTAGTAACTCTATAAATTTTATTATTGGAACCTGTAATGAAAGATGTTTCTTTACCAATTTCAACTACGGCCGTCGGGTTTTGTGAAACATTAAATTCATCTTCATTTACAATTAACAAATATTCATGTTCATATATTGTTTGTGTAGATTTAAAAGATAAATCCCATGTAGATAATAATGATGAGTTTATATTTCTTGTAATCGTTATTATACCTTGATTATAAAATACATTTCCTAATTTTGATGTTCCGGCATTTCCTTGTAAAAATGTTGCATTATTAACATAAATAACACCATTTTCATTATCAATTGATACTATTTCACAATTAAAAGAATCACCATCTATTACAATATCCAATGTAGCATCTTCAATATCTATAAAAAACGAATTTATGGTGGCCGTATATGGTGCACCTGTTAAATCGGTAAAATTAAATATACTTCCCGTTAAATCCAAATTGGTAAAAAATATTTGACTACCACCACCCGCTGCAATTAAATTACCATAATTATCATCCACAAATTCACTACCATTATCTATAAAAGATACAGAACCTTTTTTTATTCCTTCACCAACATATATTTGTGGAATAGAAATTACTTTAGCCGAACCACTTAAAAATCTATCTTTTGTAGCTGAATTATTATTATATACATTATTTTTATGACCTGTTCTTGTAAATGGATTATCTTCATTACCATTATAAAACTGAGCTCTTAATTGTCCGTATAATAAATTTTTTGAAAATTGACCGGATAATACGGATGAGGTCATATCTGCCTCAAGTAAAGAAATTTCAGTAGACGATTGGTCAAATGTCCATTCTTTATAGGCCTTAAAAGGCCTAATACTAATATCTGATTTTGGTATTCTTTTTAACATATCGTATATAAATATCTTAAAACTAAAAACCCACCAAATTAAGGTGGGTTATAGTTTTTAATTTATTCTCCGATTAGAAATCTAATTTAACTTTAATTGCAATCTCTTTATCAAATGATTTTTCAACTGGTTTAGAAGTTTTTGCTACTGCTAATAATTCGTTTGAATCATCGTATAAACCGACAGTTGTAATATAAACGTGTGGGTCTTTTTCAAATGTTGAATTTACAAATTGACCCGTTGAACCCGTTACAAATGTTGGATTATTTGAGAAATTAAATTCTCTATTATTTGCTCTTACAAAATAATGTGATGTAGAAACATTTTCAGTTCTTCTTACTTGAAAATCCATACCACCACTAATTGCCATCAATAATGCTACCGACCCTGATTTATTTCCATTATTTTGATGATAAATTCCAGATATAGAACCACTTGCTTCACCCAATTTAGAATCAACGGAAGCTGCTAATGCTCTTGGATTTAATAATATAATACCCATATCAGGATAAAATAAACCAAAACCTTGTCCGTTTGATGCAGTTGGTGTATTAATAGTTGCGGTTGTAGAAACACCAATATTTAATGAACCACTAACTAAGTTATATACTCTACCTGCAGTTGTTACATTTTCATCAGTTCCACCACTATCATCAATTAAAGTAATACTTCTAATTGAACCCGATAAATCTATTGAAATATTTCCTGGGTCTAATCTTTCTTTGTATCTAGCTCTATTGATATTGATTGCGTAGAATGATGTCATATCTGCAGCTCCTGCAGCAGAACCACTATATACGCTGAAGTAGGGGTCTGCAGAATCTAATAATACGTTTTTATATTGACTATATGTTGCTAAAGAAGGTAAGGTTGATGAATCATCTTGTGTTAAAGTTGGTGCACCATATCCTCTTGCATCACCATAAGCAATAGAGAATTGAACCTCAGATGCATCTGATGATGTTAAATTGTTATATACATTTAAATAATACTTACCACTTGTTGACGCAACTTGTGCTGATGAAGTAAAATTTGCTTTAACATCAAATGAACCTGTATCACCACTCCATATTCCAGAAGTTACAATTTCAGTTCTATTAGTTACTTTATCAATTGCACCAAATTTTTTATAAATACCATTTGTAATGGTAGTCATATCTGAACTGATTTGCTCACCAGTTCCTAAAAATTGGTTTACGATACTAACCAATTGGTTTGTGTCGATTGGAGTTCCTGCGGTGTTTGCGGCACCTGCTAAGTATTGTGATAAATTACTTGCTAAAAGGGCTCCTCTATTGTCTCTTATTACTGCCATAGTTTATATTATTGAACGTATGTTACTGTTACTGGAATTGTTTGTGAACCACCCGTTTCATTACCATAGACCGTAATAGTCGTTCTGATAGATGATGTTAACGATGGGTTTGGAATAAATTTGAAAGTTAATCCTTTAGAAATAGATGCTGTTGCAGATACATCATCACCTATAAATACAGGTACTGTACCAACATCAGATGTTACACCTTCTCCCACAATATCACCTGCATTTTTGTTTGATAACACAATAGTATATCCCAAACTTCTGTTACCTGCTGGAGATGTAGTTGGTGATAATGATACCTCACCACTTCTTTGATTAACCGAAATGTTAGGAACACCAAACTCAACCACAGGAATACGAGTTGTATTCTTAGGAAGTGTTACTAACTTATATTTCATTACTTGAGTTTCATCTGGATTAGCTTCTAATACAGGCATATTTTTAATAGCTGCATCATAATAAGCAGAACCCAATGGATGTGCTGGTTCATAAAGAGTGTAATCAATTTCATCATCTGCTAATGCAAATTGAGTGATGTTTAATCCTTGCCCAGCTGCTAATTTTTCTCTACCTTTTTTTGTTAAGATAGCGTCAACTGTTAATTCGGTATTACTTAAATATCCCATAATATTATTATTCTTTGTTTATAAATATTATAAATTTAAAATTTCGTTATTCTACTTCTAAAATTGGTTCACTTGTTCCTCTACCAGTTCTATTTACAGTTAATGTATTTGGATTTGATACAAATGTTTCTATTGGTGATGAACCATCTAATGTAGTTGCCGCCGTATTTTTACTACCTTTATAGTAAGAATTTATCATACCGGTAGTTAAATCGGAAGTATTTCTATAATGTGTTGGTAAATAACCACTAACCGCTTTTACCGATATTATATTACCTTTTACAATAGGTGGTGTTGAGCCTGAAAATGGTTGAATATTTAAAGATGTTTCAGTATAAACGGATGATGTTAAAATCATTCCATCTCTAGGGTCACCTACTCCATTAATAGAAGTTTTATATTTTACAATTTCTCTTGTCTTTTGTTCGGTTACTAAATTAACTCTAATTCTTTCTTTTTTAACAGAACCATCTAAATCAAAATATGTTCTGATTGCTGAGCCGCTTTCTGCGTAAATACCAAATCCAATGTTTTCATAATCAGTTTGACCAACTATGGTATTTGAATTAATTAAATCAATTTCAGTAAGTATTGTTGATTCTCCCAATCCTGCATCAATATTAACTTCTTTTTGATAATATTCCGATTCAACCAATAAAGAATCCGATGTGCCTATTAAAGAGTCATATTGATTATTTTCTGCAGTAATATTATTTATCGATGATGAGTATATTGTTGTTTCATATTGATTATTTTCACCAATTAAATGTTCAAGTATACCATTATTAATTAAAGCGTCATATTGATTATTTTCACTTGTTAATATTGTTGTATCACCATAACTTATAGTAGTTTCTTGTTGATATTCATCTCCCGATGGTTTCTTTTGAGTAACTTTACTTCTTTCTAAAATGTGTGGTTCAATTAATAAACCAGTAGTTGCTTTAACTCTTGCAGGTAACATTTTCTTAATATCTTCAAACATTGATTTCTCATATAGTTTGATTAAGTTAATGTATGAGTAAATATCTCTACCATCAAATCTTTGGAAATAGTATTCTCTTAAAGAATCCAATCTACTATAATTCGGTTTATAACTGTCTGATGGGTCGCCGATATAATTATCCAAATTTAATCCACCCATTGATTTTGCAATATCAATATTCAATTCTTTTGTAGGAGAAAAGAACAATCCTACTCTATTCGAATCGGTTGGAGATTGGTCAAATGCTTTTTTAGTAGAACGAGTTTTTGAAGAAAGACTTGAAACCAATTCTTGTGATTCAAATCTAACTTTATTAGTTGAATATCTACTAGCTCCCATATCAGGTATTTCTAACATAACACTTCTATCAATTACTTCAAATTGATATGGATATGTCGGTATTGATGTTGGAAAATATGCAGATGCCGAATATGTTGCATTTGGTGTGTCCGATAATATTGTTGAACCTGATATAATACTTACACTTCCATTTTCTAATTGATTTCTATTAATACCATTATTAAAATATATGTTTGTATCAACATTTATTAACGATGATGTTGCATTTAAATTTTTAGGATATTCAAAATCCAATCTAAAATATAAATCTTCAGTTGAAGATGATATTGTATTACCATTAACCATTTCAGGAAAAGAAACGTGTTCAAAAAACCTATCTCTATCTAATGGAACAGACCATAAACGAAACTCATCAATAGAACCACTAAATCTTCCTATTTCAATAAAACTACCACTATTAAAAATTCTAGCAGTATTTATATTAACCGATTTACTTACACTATTTTGAAAAATCGTTCTCTCTTTGTCCGCCTGTCTTATATTTAATTCAAATATATCATTTACACTTCCGGTTGTTCTAATTGCTTCAATACCAAAGAAATTACCATTAAATATTGGAACTAAAGATGATGATATTGCATTTGCACCAGAATAATTAAATACAACTTTACCATATGAACTTGATACAGAACTACTTTCTACACCAATACTCCAACCACTTCCTGACACCAAAGATGAACTCATTGGTGATTCTAATTTAACAAAAAATTCTATTGTATCCGATTTTCTATTTTTATCGGTTTCATTCCAACCTATTTTTAAATAAGAATTTGTAGTAAGTTTCAAAGCAGTTGTAATGTTATCCATTACCAATTTACTCTTTGTAGTTTCGGTTACTTCTGGTCCTCCAAATTCTAAAATTGAAAGATTTGAAGATGGTATACCATAACATGCCATAATTGCATATATACCTCTTCTTGTACCTTTGTGTTTTAATAAGTAAGGTAAATTATTTATAATTCTTCTCCAAACTTCTGCGGTTCTTTGTTTAGCAGGATTTAATTCTTTTGTATTACCATTTGAATCCAATCCAAATGTATAATTCCAAAGAGTTTCACTTGCAGCCAAATTTTTAGCATCCCAATTAAATGATTTTAATGTATCAAATAATAATTTATCTGATATTCCATTTTTTGATTGATACCCAAGTCCTCTACTTTTTTCTATTGATTTTGTATGATAATATATTGAATCAAAGTGGTGACCAATCATTGAAAAGAATAATAATAAACTATCGTTTTCTGTATTTGAACTAATGTATTGTGGAATATTATTTTGAATCCAATTTGAATTTTCTATATCAAAATCTTCTGCCAATGTAATTATATTATCATACCAATTTGATAATGTCGTTGATGTAGAACTTAATCTGATATTTCCATTATACGGCCATGTAAAAGAATTTGCGGAATTTGATGTATATGAAGATGAAACATATAGAAACTTTTCAAATCCATCAAATCCTTTAAGTATTTCGTTTTTCTTTACTGATTGTCTATCTCTTTCTTGTTGTGCTGAAAGTGATGCAGTATGTGCACTGGTATTATACAATCCTGTATCATATGTTTCTTCAATTAAACTTTCGTATAATTCTATAAGTTTAACTTTATAAACAAAATTATCCACTCTTTCCTTTGCAGAACTAAAATGAACAAAATTATCCCAAATAATTTTTCCATTACTTAAATTTGAACCCGAAACATATTGTATATTTAACTCATCCGTATTTATTATAGATGAACTTAAATATGTTGAAACTAATTCGGTTGTAGATGTAGAACCACTTAGTATTAAATTATCTAAAGATTCATAATTGGTTGATTTTCCACTTACAAAATCCGTTTCAATATTAAAATTTGGGCCTTTTAATGGAGGACAATGTAAATCTGCTTGGTCATTTAATATAACGGTTTCAATAAGAGGATTACTCATTAATTTAGTAACCCACAATGTTGAATTTGATGTTATATTAGCCGGTAGTGGTGAATATAATTTTAAAATTATAGATTCAACTTTTTTTGTAACAACTACATTACCCAATTCATCTTCACCCTTTTCGGATAAAGTCCAATTATCATAATCCCAAGATGAAACTATTATTTGTTCATTATCTCCAAAATTAACAAGATGCGTAAGATGCTTACTTTCATATTCGGGTTCAATAAATGTTAATACATCTACAAATGCATCATATACCGATTTTTTAATAGTATCTTCATCCAATTTTATAGATGGATATGATATTGTTGTAGTTATAGAATATTCATTTCCAATTAATTCTTCTACACCACTTCTATTATATGGTTTAAATATTAAAGTTACATTATCATTGCCATTCCATTGAGAAAATCTATTTGCTAAATCTTTTAAATTTATTTTAAAAGAACCATTTGGTGTTAAATTTTGAAATAATCCTACTCTGGTTTTATCTTTTAAAAGTAAAAAAACATCAATTGAACTAACTGCAAATGAATTATATATTACTTCATAATCAATATTTAAATCCGAAAAAGATGGAACATCTATTGAATCTGCAAATATAATTTCGGTAATAGATGGAAAATCATTTATAGCAGTAAATGTTACTAATACTTCCGATTTATCTCCGGTTCCATATAAATCCGATACAGGTATTACTGCAATCTTTTTAGTTCCGTATATTTCTTTAAAATCTTTTTGAAAATATAAAGTTACTTGTTTATCACTAGCCGGGACCTTTATTACTACATCTTCCGAAATATAAACCAATACATTATCCGCATTGGATGTTGTAAATTGAATATAAACAGGTTTTTCTGTATCGGAATCTTTTATTTGAACATCATATTTGGTTTGTAAAAGATTAATTTGCGGTTTTGCAACTTGTATTTCTTTTTCAAATATTGCCGTTAAATAAATACCATTACCCAATTCTTTACCACTTATAGTAAATTCAGTATTACTATTATTCCATTTTGAAAAATCACTATTTATTGTATTTTTAGCAACATCAATATTTGCATAATATACATTTTTGTATGTATATTGTGTTGGTAAGTTTCCTATAATTTTTACTCTTACAGATGATTTTTCTAATACCGATTTCTTTAATTTTTTATTATCAGTATTACCAGCAGATAAATTTATTAAATCTTTATCTAATATATTACCCGATTCGTCAAATATTTCATATGAAAGTTTTAAATAATCATTTAACTCTCCATTTAAATTTGTTGTAAATCCAATTTCATAACTTACATTAGAATCAATTATTTCAATAGGTGTAACATCCGCTGCTTTAACATTTGATTTAAACTTAAACTCCAAACTTATTGTTCCAGATGTTGAATCTAAACTTCTAGGTGTTACTACCCAATCTCCATCCGAATTTAAATTATATTCATTTATATTAATAACTTCGGTATAAAGTTGTTCATTTCTAGTTAACGTTGGTGTATAATTATAATTCCAATTATATAGTGTATTTGTATTATTAAATGTTGATAAACCACTAAATCCGGTGTTACCACCCATACCACCAAAAATTGATGAATATGGATTTATATTTAAATCAAAATTAACTTTTAATGGTTCTATATTTTGTATAGGTTGGTATTTCTTTTCTACATTTACAATAAAATAATTTGTAGAAATTTTGTTTGCTAAATTAGCTTTATACGTTTTACTATTACCAAATGTTAAAGATGGTGTATAAACCAACGTTTGAGTTCCACCTATACCAACGTTTATATCATTTTCTAAAAATTCAACTGCTTCTGAAGCAATTAAATTTATTTTTAAGCTACCCAAATCATTTTGTGTATATACGGGTGGCACAAATGTGGGGTTTGGTTCAACTGGAGGAGTATATCCACCACCGCCACCACCTGTATTAAGTGGTGGATATGCTTCATATATACCACCATCGTAAGCAGGATTTATAGGTTTACCACCAAATCCATTGTCGAATAAATCATCTTTTACTGATTGCACTCTTTATTATTTTATATAAATATTTTTTATTTAAATTTACCTCATAGCTCTTTCATCTGGTGCCATACCAAATACTCTACTATTATTATATTCCAATGATTGTGTATCAAACTGTCCACCACCCCCTCCTCCACCTACGGATGGTTGATAAGTCGGTGCGTCTTGACTAATATCAATTGCATTACATGGACTGCCTTTTATTATTTTTAAACCAGTTGGTAATGAATCATTTGCTTTATTAAACAATGAACCAAACCAATTTGAATTTTCAAATGATTTATTATTATTTGAAATACTATTTTCTCTTGCACAAATGGTAATTTCTTTACCAAATGGTATTGTTTTTTGCACTTCATTACCAGCAGCGTCTATAAATTTAACAACACTTACACCATTAAATGGACTATTATCTTTTAAAGTATATTCAAATGTTGGATATGTTGGTGTTACCACAACTTCAACGGGTGGTGGTGTTACAACAATTTCTATTGGAGCCGGGTCCATTATTTTAATTATTTCAACCGGCGGTGTAGAAAAAATTGGTGTCTCACCAACATTATCATTTAATACAATATCAACTTTATCGGGTTGATATACGTTTCTTTTTATAGTTGATGGTGTTGTAAATGAATCTAAAGTATTTTTTATTTCTTTTCTTAACTCAGTTACAGCAAATTCTTTTGGTAATTGTTTAATACTAATACTTCTTCTTTTTAAACTTCTTAAATTATAATCTATACAATTATATAATATATTTTTAATAGTGTCGGTGAGTGTTTGAAAATCATAATGGTCACAATCAATAAATCTAATTTCTGATGGTTTACCAAATGTAGAATCACTTACTTCATAATATTTGTTAGTCAAATAATATGTTACCGATAATTTAAAATCTTCGTAAATTCTTTTTCTAATATCATCAAATTTACTTAATCCAAAATCTTTTCTTAATACACTAAAAAAATCTTTACCATATTTTGTTTCTAATGTTGAATTTATCGTATCTAAAAAATTACCTTCAAATGAATTTATTGAATTTAATATTGATTTTTTGTAATATTTAAAATCTTTTCTTAAATCTCCTAAATTATTAAACTCAATAGTAGTTTGTTCATTTATTTTGGAATTTTTTGTTTTTAATGGTAAAATACGAATTTCTTCTCTTGATGGTGATATTTCGTGAATCCAAACTCTAGTCGATTCATTTTCAGTTCCAATTTTATATCTTACAAAATTTAAATTTACTTTAAGAATACCATTAGTAAATCCCAAATCATTTAAAAGTTTTTCAACATCAATTGCAAGTTCTTTCTGGCCACCCTTATTTGTAAGATTATATAAATAATTTTTAATATCACCGGTTTTTATATAAGCCACATTATTACCCGATTTATGTGGTAGTAAGTTATTGTTTACATCATATACGGATACTTCCATAACATCATACTTACAATCACCAAAATCTGTTTCTTCTATTTCCGTTTTTGAAACAATAAATAAATCATCCGATTCTAAATATTGACCTTGATTATCGGTTTTATTATTTATTGCATCAATATTTGTATATTTTTTAATACTCATAATTTATTTAATTAATATGAACTTGGATGCATTTTATCAAATTCAGCTGGATATGTTTTTTCTTTTTCGCTGCCATCACTTCTTTTTACAGACACTTTCATTCCACCCCCTTTATAATTTGCAGAATGTGAATAAGATTTACCACCCTTACTATCAACATTTGCAGCTGCAGCTTCATTTATATTTAATTTAATTTCTTGCTGTGCACCTGCTGCCAATTCAAATGATGTCTGTGCAGGGTAAAACCATTGTATTCCTTGAGTTGCGTTCGTTGTTATTGTAATTGTTACCGATTGTTTATCATTATTTGTAAAATTAATAGATTCACCATTAACCCATTTATTTCCACCTTTTGCGTTTATTTTTCCACAGATAACCGATTTATCTTTATCTTCTTTTTTTGATAATTTTGCAATTACAACATCATTAACAACATCCGCACCTGCTGCCATAGCTTGTGCCTGTGTTCCTTGTTGGATTGCCTGTTGTTGTTGAACTGCACCCAATTGAGATTGTAAACCTTCAATAATTGAATTTAATGAATCAATTTGTTTAATCAATGCTTTAATTTGAGCTTGGAATCCTGTATTTTGTGATTGTAAAGATGCTCTTAATATGGATTCATCAACCGATTTTTGTAACGATGTTGATATTTGTGTAGCAAAATCAGTTATAGTTCCAGTTGTTGTATTTAATTGATTAACTAATAAATCATTTATTTGTTCTAATACTAATTTTTCATTTGTTAAATTTGTAACTTGTGCTTCTAATTCATTAATTATTGATGTTAACTCTATTTGAATTAAATTCAATCTTTCAACTTCTCTTCTTAAATCTTCTACTTTTTGAACTTCTTCATCGTATAATGGTTTAGGAACTAAATCTTTTTTTGGTTTTGGAATATTTGGCATTAATTCTTTTACGTTAACATCTATCGCTTTAATTAATTCTTCTTCATCCATTTTCATTTTTGTCAATGGTTTGAATAATAAAGAAGAGGCCACATTTGTATCTTCTACAACCGTTATACCATATTCGTTTTTAGCAATAGCAGACGAACCTGATATACTTAATATTGATTCTAATTCAGTATCTCTTTTTTCTTTTAATTTTTCTGCTATTACTTCTAATGATGTTAATGCCATTTTATACTATTTCAAAAGTTAATTTATCATCAATTATTTTTGTAATACCATCTTTTACTATTTTTAATTTTAATCTATAAATTCTATTAGTTGGATACGTTGATGTATCTAAATAAAAATAATTTGATTTTGAATCACAACTTAATTTTGAATATTCTCCAAAAGGAATAATGATTTCATTTGTTCTATAATCTTCTATTTGATAATAAGATGATGTTGGTAAATATTTTGATTGGTCATATTCAAAATTCATTCCAAAAGATTTAGATGGAAACAAATCTCTACCTTTAACTCTTATTTTTGTTTTAATATTTTGTTCATATTGTTTTTGCAAATCGGTTACAACAATTTTACTATTTTCCAATGCATCTTCCGATGATGAACCTGTGATTGGTAATAAAGAACCTGTTGTGAATATACTATCATCCCAAACTAATTCTAATTTTGGTTCGTATATTGTATTTGTTTCTTTTGAAAAGAATTTAAGAACACCATAATCAATACCATCGTTTACGGAAGCCGTTTCGTGATGATGTATTATAAATCCATTATTATCAATTGTTCCACTAATCCACAATTTAACTATTTTAGTAACATCCATTCTAACATCATCTGGTTCATTACTAAATGATTGATATGATGAACCACTTTGATACCAAACTGCACCTTCTGCGTTATTTGAACCTGTTGTTGTATTGCCTGTTGTTGGGTAGACCGCCGTTCCACCGGTTGTATCATAATTAACCCATTTTGTTTCTGTTAATCCATTTCTATATTTCCATGTAACTCCATTGTATGTTACATTGTCAAATTTAGTTCCAGTCCCCATTACCCAACTAGAAGATAGTGCATTTGCATAAATTGTATATTCTACTGGTATTTCTTCTGAGTTTGCTGATTTTAAATTTAAAAATACACTCCAACTTGTAGCATTATTTTCTACAATTGATTGTGAAATTTGTGTTGTATTAAATTTAATTAAAGTTCTAGCTATATCCATAGTAGAACCATAATAAAGTTTACCAACTTCTAATATCTCATCTCTACCTGTATTTTGTTCAGGTTGTTGAAGATATATACTTGCATCATATGATGATGTAAAAAATTTATGCATTATATTGCCCTCCCTTTTATGTCTTTATTTGGATATTTAACTTCAAATACACATGGGTCTAAAGAAGGATAAACAATCTTACCTTTAGTTGCCTCATCTATATTATAATCATTTGGTGCGTAAGTTCCGTCCTGCGCACATAGATTATTTATTTTAACCGATGGAACACTCATTACACCTTCTACATTTGCAAGTATTAATTCTATTTCAGAAATGTTTATTGGTTTGTTAAATGTCCAATTATCTATATTAAAATAATCTTGTAACTCTTTTAAACAATTTGTAAGAACTTCTCTTTTATTATAATTTGAATAACATATTACTTCAAAATCAACGCCAATGTTTACAATAAATCCATCTATAATATTTACTGCGTCGGTAATAATTCTATATTCACCAATATATGTTTTTAAATTTTGTTTAACGGCTTGGTTTAAATTTGTTAATTTTTTATTACCATCATATCCTAAAAGATACATATTAATTGCAAATGGATTGTTTACTTCCGATATTGCTGTTTTCTTTTGTGATAAAAATTTTGTTAATTCTTTTTGAATATCTGATTTTTTTAAATCTTTAATTGAATCTACTAAATTTGTAAATTCCGATAACGTATTTGGATTTGCTAAAATAGATGCGGGTGAATTATTATCTATTTCACCATCTTGTGATACATAGACTTTTGCAACACTACCATATCTTTCTGGCATAGATAATGCACGAACAATATAGTCTTGTTTAGTTACTGCTCTATTTTGAGAACCAAATGTTGCTAATGCATTTTGTCTTATTTCTTCAATTGTTTCTGCTCCTCTACCACCAACTGCAGATTCTAAATTTTCAACTGCTATTGATTCTTTTCCAGCTTGATATGATTGTAAATTATTGGTATCCAATGATAATAAATCTTCTTCGTATTCAATTTTGTTTATTATTGTTAAATCTCCTTGATTTACATTTGATTCTATTCCACCACCTGTTAGATATTTAATTGTAAGAGTTCTACCAACCGGTGATATACCAAATGTATTTGTTTTTAAAAAATTAGATGGGTCAATTCCTTGATTCAATCTGTTTATAGAATTTGCAAGTCCTAACCCAATATTTTTAGTATTTGGTAATATTTGTTCATCATTCATAGAAACATCACCACTTCCAAATTGCAAATCGATTGTATTATCTGAATTTATTTTTACCGAAAATCTTCTAGGGACTTTTTGAACTTCTAAAATATATGGAACAACCGATGATGATGCATATAAATCCGAATTGCTTTGTATATTTGGTTTTTCAATAAAAATACTCTCTTGTGCTAAATATGGAACTTCATAATATTTGTTTCCCAAATCATCTACAACCGATGTTATTTGTATAATGTTATTATCGTTTATAGTTATTGTCGGATACTCAACATCAGCAACAGGACCGATAGTTTTAGTAACTTCAGTTGCTGAAATTGCTTTTACTTTTTTTGTAATTAAATAAAAAGATGGTTCACCTGTTATGTTATCTCTACCATATACATCGATTTCTCTATCTATTGGATTTTCAAAATCAACTGAATCTGTTGTTCTAAATATTACACCATTCTTTGATGCAACTTCTAAACCTTCTTTTATTTTTAAATACATTTTAGAATCAGGAACATTATTTAAACCTGTTCCAGTTGAAGGAACTAATTGATAAATAGTTATTGTAGTTACAGCAGGAGCAGTTACTTTTGGTTTATATCCAAACGATTGTGCTATTGACATAACATTTTTCCTCTCAGTTGCATGATACAACATTGATTCTTTTAATTGAGTATCTTGGTAAAATGATAAAACATCACCTATGTATGATGCCATCTCAACAAATACCATACCAGGTGAAGACTCATTAAAATCGGAATATGTATCTGGAAAATATGTTTTTGTAAATTCAATAAGATTTTGCTTTAATGCAGAAAAATCCTTACCAACATAATTGATATCTTTTTTATTATTTTTCCAAGTCTTATCTAAAGGTTTTATAGCCATTTTTTATTATTGTTTAATTTCTATACTCAATGCATCGGTCATATTTGTATTTGATATCAATGAAAACTTTATATCCAAAGATATAGTATGTTTATCAATAGATGCATCATCATAGTCAAATACTATTTCATCTATATTTAAATATGGTAACCATTTTTTTACTGCGTCATTAATTGTAAATTCAATTTTACTATCAATATCATCTCTAATAATTGGTTCAAAAATAAGTTTCCAAATATCACAACCAAATTCTGGTTGCATTACTCTTTCACCTTTTTTTGTCATTATTAAATTTATTAAATTATTTTTTGCTTGAGATAGGGTTGTATAATTTGTAGCAAATATACCATTTTTATTAGAACTTGTGTTTATACCAATTCCTAATACTTTATAATTATTTTGTTTTAAATCCGTTACATTTATTTTACCTAACTCTATTGCCATTATTTAAATCTTTTAACTAATTCCGAATAATCTCTTGTTAATGCTTTTATTGTTGCATCTTGTAAACCATCACCAGTTGATTCAAATTGTTGTGGAATATTTTGAGGTGCTTCCATACCTCTATAATCCATAGTGTCCCAACCTTCCTCTTCATATTGTGTCGGTTGTATCATATCCAATACACTTCCACCACCCATACCAGGTGCACCACCTTCTACTCTTTGTGCAGACGTAAATGGTGTTGTCATATTTAAAATTTCATTTATCATTGGGTCTTTTGAAAATTCCCTTTGAGGTTTTGATGGTTGTTGAATTGTCTGTTGTCTTTTAACAGGCGGAGGCGTAACTTCTGTCATCTCTCTTAATGATGGAGTAGATGATTTCTTTTGTGAGTTTAATGTAACTGCACCAGATTTAATCAATTTTGCCAATTCTTCTTTGACTTGTTGTTTAACTTCGTTTTTAACAACTTCTTTAATTAAAGTTAATAAAATTTCTGATTTCATAGTGATTCTTTTGTGTATGTTTTAGTAATAAATATTTATCCTTTAGTTTTATCGTTTTCTTTTTGTTGAATAAGCGAATCTATATTTTCCGTTGGCTTACCATTTGCTAAATTTTTTGTAGTATTATCTAATAAATTTATTTTTTGAAGATTACTTAATGTTGAATTTTGAATTTTATCATATGCAATATTATAACTTTCTTTAGCTATTAAAGCAAGTGGTGCAGAAATTGATTTTGGTATTATCTTAGATACATCTCCTGAACTTGGTGTTTTAAATGTTTGTGCAATATTTTTTTGTAAATTATTATTACTTAAAACATCTTTATTTGTGATATTTTTTATATTATTTACTTTAGTTTGGATATCACCATTTTTAATTTGTTCAGAAATGGTTTTTGGTGAATCTGTTAATCCAGAGTTGTCATAAGTTGTTGGAATATCTTCATAAATTGGAGTAGTACTTGATATTGTTGTAGCTATCTCATCCGCCAATTGTTGAGATATACCTTCTTTTTGTAATTTAGCCAACATATTTTGACCCTCAGGTGTTCCAAAATATTCAGGTATTGGTTGTGGTGATTGGTTTTGATTTAATTCATTAATAATGGCATATCCCGCAATACCCACTCCAATTGTTCCCGCTGCTATTCCTAATATCAATTTTTGATTTGCAACTACTTTATCTTTTGCAAGATTGTATATACTTTTAATATCTCGTTTTCTAGCTGCGATTGTTTTAAGTAATGCTTTTTTAAGTAATCCGCCTGCGGGGGTTGGTGGAGTAACATAATATCCAACCCATGGTAATATACTTGGGGCTGGTGGTGCTGGCGGTGTTAATGCACATTGGCATTGAAAAAAACCACCCAAAGTAAGACAATGTAACATTGCAGATGCTATGAATGATAATAAAAATGGTTCAAATGCCATTTGTGGGCCAACTACTATTGATGTCCATTTTCCTGGAGATAAATTATAAGCTTTTAATGTTGTTATATTTTGAACGGCGGGAGGAAAAAAGCATGGTATGTTAGGAACAGGAAATTTTGCAATTTCTGCTCCTGTCCAATAAGCAATAACTGCATTGCCACATAAATCTAATAATGTGCTAAACATACCTTTTCCTGAAGCTTTGGCTATTAACATTTCAGAAATAAGAACTGCTTGCATTATTTTTTTATTTCCACTACCTACTGGAACTCCACCAACCATTGTTTTGCCCGTTTTAACGGTCTTATCATATGCATTACTAAAAGCTTCTGCAAAGGCTTGAGCATCTACAATCGAATCCGCCACTTTACCTTTTGTAAAAGATACAGCTTTTCCAACAATTCCTTTACCACTTGGAATAGGTGAAGCCTTACCTATTTGTTGTTTAAGCATGTGGTTTTGCATCTCATAATAAAATATTGTCCAACTCATTATTTACCTACAAAATTTTTAGTTGATTTTAATCTGCTTAAAGAACTTTTTATGGATGAAAAAGCGGCTGCATTTTCTGGACCTACTTTTGTTTCACCTGATGGTGTTTTATAACTTTGTTGTAATATTGCATCTATCAATTGTTCCATTATATCTTGCATATCTCCACCCAATGTAATTGGTTGAACTCCTGCTCCCGCGCCACCTGCACCACCTTTATCACCAACATAAACATTAGAACCATTTGAATTAAGGTATATATCATTTCCTTTTGATTCAATTGTTGTCATACCACCAACTGATATAGTATGAACTGCACCACCTGCATCAACTGAAAATTTACCATCGGTTAATACACCGGTATTTCCTTTACCAAATATAATAAATTCTTTTGCTTTTGCTGATAATATAATTCTATCAGAATTTATAAATAATTGGTCACCTTTTAAATCACCGGATGATGGATATCCTGCAAATGCAGTTTTAGCAACTCCAATGGTTTCTTTAAATGGTATTTTTACTTTTCCAGATGTAATGTATATAGATGTTCCATCTTTATTTATATCTTCATCAACCAAACTCCCAATCGGTTTATCGTCAAATTCAGGATTTTGTTTATTACGAATAAATATGGATGGTGACGAAGATTTTCCATCTTCGGTTAAATGAAATTCTGAGAATCTAATGGTATTACCAACCCTACCTTGTAAAATTGTATCTCCTTCGTTTGGTTTTAGAAATTTAATTTTTTCTACTTTGGTATATTTTGATTCTTTGGATTTGGTTTCTGCTGGTTTTTTATTTGGTATACCAGTTTCTTTTGTTTGATTGTAATCTTTAGAAGAACCACCTTTTCCATCTTCATTTAAATCTTTTTCATTACTAGATTTAGATGTTTTATAATCTTCTCTATAATTTGGATATTGTGTTATAGTATATGGTAAATAAAAGTGCTCTTTATCATTTATAACTAAAATTATAACAGTTTCACCTTTAATTGGAAATGTAAAATTATTTTTATCAAATGGATATGCGTATACTGCTTCTTTTATTGTATCTTCCGATAAAAATGTTATAGCACCATAAAATCTTGCATCTTTTTCTGCAAATTTTTTATTATTATTGTATATTAAAACTTTATCATTTTCTTTTTCTAATTTAAGAAAATCATTTTCAGTTTTAAATACCTTACTAACAACGGCAAGAAATGATTTTACCGGTTTTGATTTTTCTCTTTCCGATTCGTTTACATCTTCTTTTATAGTATTAGCAGGATTATACGCCATTATAATTTGGTTTTAATTTCTTCAATTTCTATTTCCAAATCAACCATTTTTTCTTTAGCTTTTTCTTCTACCGCATTTATAGTATCTTCCATATCTGCAAGTAATTGTTCTTTCTCATGTTCACTTAACCAACCATCTTCACCAATACCCTTTGCTTCTGCGGCCGCTAATCTTTGTGCAATTGTTGCAAGTTTAATTAGATGGTCATCGTTTTTAACCGATACCTCAATTAAATCTTTTATGATAGGAGCAATAACTGTTGCTTCACCAACATTACGAATTAATTTTCTTAAAGATTCTATTAAGTCGGAAATGTTTTTCTTTTTGTTTTGTTGGTTTTCGTATATATCTTTAAACAATGATGATAAATTTTTACCATCAAATAATTGAAATTCGTTTGCCATATTTTTTGTTTATCTACTAATAATTATTTACTAATCAAATAATTCCCCAAAACTAAATAATTCATATCACAATTATGAAATGTCCAAATTGCTTTTTGTGGGTCATTTGTCATTGTGTGGTCTTTTAAATTAAATGATGTGTTTAGTAAAATAGGTGTTCCTGTTAGTTTTTCAAACTCCTTAAGTAAATCATAGTAGAGTGGGTTATCTTCTCTTTTAAGTGTCTGTATCCTTGCAGAATTATCAACATGCGTTACTGACGGAATGTTTACTCCATTTTTAACTTTAACAACTTGATTCATATAAGGAACATCTTCTTCTGATAAAAAATACTTTTGATAATCTTCGATTGTAACCGATGGAGCAAATGGTCTAAACATTTCTCTCTTTTTGACAACCTTATTAATTCTATCTCTAATGTCGGACAAATGTGGATTAGCTAATATAGAACGATTACCCAATGCTCTTGCACCAAATTCAGTTCTACCTTGAAACCATCCTATAATATTACCTTCTTCAATTAACTTTGCAACTTGTTTACACAACATTTCATTGCTATCAAACATTACAACTTGTTTTCTATGATTTTGTAGTATAATTTTAAGTAATTCAGGATTATTCCATTCTTCGCCTAAATATGGAGACTGATTATCACCACCTTTAACCTTTGGATTTCCCATCGTAATATGATGTTGATATAAACACGCACCTATTGCAGAACCACTATCCGATGGCGCAAATGGAATCCAAACATTCTTAATTGATGTGGATGTTTTAATTTTACCATTAGCGGTGCCATTATATGCACAACCACCACCTAATACCAAATTATCAGAATCCCAAATATTGGTAACTCTATTGATGATAAAATATAATGCACTTTCATACCATCTTTGTAATGATGCTGCAAGGTCTTTATGGTTTTGTTCTATTGGTTCATCTTTAAAACGTGGAGGGAATCCAATTAAATTTATTAATTTATCATTAAACATATCGTTATCCGATGTTTCCCATGTAAAGTAAGACATATCCATTTTAACAATATCAAACTCACCGCCCATATTAGCAATTTTATCAAACACATTATTATATCTTTGTTTATCACCATATGGTGCTAGTCCCATTACCTTATACTCACCTTCGTTTGGTTTGAATCCTAAATACGCAGTAAATGCCGAATAAATCAACCCCAATGAATGTGGGAATTGTAATGTTTGAATTGTATGAAATCCGGTATCATCGCACATTGTAGCATATACTGAATGTCTTTCTCCAACTCCATCAATTGACAAACCTATTGCTTTATCGAATGGTGATGTATAGTAAGATAATGCTAAATGTGATAAGTGATGTTGTGTGTAAGTGATAATTCCCTCATAACCAATTGATTTTAGTATTTTTTTTAAACCACCTTCAGTTTGATGCCATCTTTTATTAAATTCTCTCCATTTTTTTGGATATCGCAAACCACCCCATTTACCGATGGTTTCTTTAACTCTATAATATTTGTCTTTTGGATTTTCATACCAACAAACCATATCAACTTCATCAATTGTTATTTTTGCGTATTCTAAACACCATTGTATTGCCTTAAACGGAAAAGAACTATCATGCTTTTCGCCAGATAGTTTCTCTTCTTCTATTGCACATATAACTTTACCATCTACAACCAATGCTGCCGCTGAATCATGGTAAAATGCTGATAGACCTAATTGTATCATTTTTAAATTTTTATATCACCATATTTATCAAATTCATTATATAACTCCATTTGTCTTTCTTTCATTTTGTTCACAACTTTAGTAATATAATGAGTAGGATGACCAGTCATTTCTCTAATAAGTAAATATAGTGATTTTTTGTTAAAATTTTCTATATAATTAGCTCTACGAAATAATTCCAATACTGAGTCTGCTATTTGCATATCTCTTTTTTTTGGAAAATGATTTTCTAAATGCTTATCCCAATATTGTAACATTCTAACATTAAACGTTCTATGTTCATCATTCCTTTCTTCTTCTCTAAAATTATTTTCAGTATCAAATGATTCGGGTAAACCAGACATTATATCAGTATCTTTATATCTCTTATAATTTGCATTATTATTTAAGATAAGATAATTTCTTGCAACAATAGTAAAATAAGAAAAAGCTTTTCCTTTACCATTTTTATACATATGAATTTTTTCAATCATAAATGCAACAACTTCCGCCATTACATCTTTTGGGTCGTCATCAAAATAAGTAAACTTCCATTTATTATAAACTATCTCTGCAAGTTTATCAAATGCCGATGCAATTCTTTCCCTATATAATTTATCTTTAATATATTGGTCTGTCGTAAGATTATATTCAATTATTGCATCTTCCGTATCTTTTGAAAAATATTGTCTATTGGGCCCTCTTTTTTTTCTAATTGGCATCTTTTTGTTGTTTGAATTTTTCTATTGTTTCTTTGATTTGATAAAATATAGAACCAACTTCATCATCCTTCTCAAACATTTGACGATTATCAATTTGTCGTAATGCTTCCAGTAATGCTTCGTTTGTTTGCAATTCCATTTGAATAAAATTATCATTATCACTTATGATATCTTCATATTTTTCTAATTTTGACAAAATATTATAAACTGCAAATGATAATGCAATTACTAATAATGATAATATTGTGATTATTGTGTATAACATAATTAAACAATTTCGTATCCTTCTAAAAAATATTTGTTTGCGTTTTTGTATTTAACTTCTACCATTTCACCTTCTTTTGATTTCATTACAATTTTGTCATTTCTACCATAATTAACTTTTTTAATAACAGTAGTAGTATAAACTCTATCTTTAATTGTAAATCCGTCTAAATGGTCAATTTCATGTTGAACTATAACCGTCATCATAGTTTCTTTTGATATAGATTCATTTGCTTTATCTCCTTCTGGATTAATTTCAAATGTTAATTCACCCAAATTATCTGTATCAATCACAATTTTACATGCTCTAATTGTCCTAACTGGTTTTGTAAGTGTTGATGGTATTGAAAGACATCCTTCATAAAAAAGAAATCCATCTTTTGATTTTTCTTTAATAATTGGATTTACTAAAAAAAGTTCTTCATCACCAAATTTAATTAAACATACTCTTTTTTTAATACCAATTTGTGTTGCAGAAATTCCCAACCCAGGCCACTTCTCCATTCCTTCTTCCAATTGTTTTCTTAACTCATCCGATTCTTGTTGAGTTATTTCTGTTTTTAATACCGGGGTTTTAAGATATTCTATAAATTCTTTTGTTTGTAACCCATTTTTATTTTTGTCTACTATTAATTTCATATTTTATTTTTTTAATCCGTATTTAATCCATTTATACCATATTCTTTCGTGAATATAATATTGAATAGGTTTGTAAATCAATTCTGCTACCCCAAATGCTGCTCCAACTTTAATTGAACCACTTATCAACCACATTAATAAAAACCCAACCAATGTGCTTATAATTCTATATGATATAGTTTTAACTATATGTCTCTTACGTTCTACTATCATCTTCTTTTTCTATATTATAAATAATTACATCACCATTTGAGTCAATGTATTTTTGTCTAATTGCAGTTCCACTAATTTTTTCAATTTCTTTTGGTGGTTCGTGATAAATTACATCATAACCAACACCTCTTCCATAATTTACACTTTCAATATCTGGAATAATTGATAATAAAATTTTATCAAAATTTTGTGTAAAGAATGATTCGTTTGATAATTCTTTTAAAACTTCTTGTGCAGTTTTGGGATTGTTTTCATCTTGAGGAACATCTCTAATTGCTACCCAAACATTTTTACCTTTTTCTAATTGTTGATTAATTAACCATTCATGTCCTTTGTGCCACGTTTGCCATCTTCCAATGAATAATGCATATTTTTTCATAAATTATTGTTTTGTATTTTAAATATACAAAAATAATTTGAATTTACCAAATATTTAATTTACTTTTTAATTTTGGTATGAACCTCTCCGCAAAAATAGCATGTCCTTTTAATGAATAATGATTATCATTACTAATTCCTTCCGATTTGAAAGTTGGTATTTGAGTTTTCCAATCACTTTCTTGCCACGACCATATACCTATTTTTTTAACTAATTCGGTTCTTTTTGGAAAATTTATATATTCGGTTGTCCAATTACTTCTGTTATTTAATGTTTTTACAACAACAGATTCATCTCTTTCGTATGGATACATATTTGTTATTTCTGATTCAAAATGACTTTCATAAACATTTTCAAATGGAATAAAAGTTATACCTTTTGATTCCAAAAACCCTTTATATTCATACAAATACATTAAATATTTTGCAACATAATAATCAAAATCAAAATAATTTAAAATAAATTCTTGACCCAATTTTTCTTCTCTCATTGAAGAATTATAAAAATTAAAACCATAATCTGGTTGTGGATTTTTTAATAAATCAATTCTAGTCAATGCTGGTATTTGATAAATAAAAAGACATTTTGTAAAATCAATCTTATCTTCGTTTTCTATAATAAAAGAAGATACTTTTCTTAATTGTGCTTCTATTCCTGTTCCAGGTAATGATAAATTGTGAATATTTTTAAATCCCAATGCTTTTCCTATTAAATGGGGATGTGCTTTTTCTATTGTAGCAAATTCTGCTTCTTTTATAGTTTTTACATTTGGAAATTCTGCAGAATAAGATGGTGTAGCCCAATTAACTGGTTCTTTAGTTAAATCAATTTTTTTGTCGTATACTTCTTCATAAAATCCTGTTGGGTATGAATGCGAACAACCCGACCATATTAATGTTTGAAATTTCATTTTATCAAATAATTAATAAGTTTTTACTAAATCATCTTGTTGAGATTTTTTATATTTTAACCAATAATTAATTGCATTTTGGTCATTTATCCATTTTGCTTTATCATCCCAATCAAAATCTGATTTTGCATAATATGGTAATAAATTTCTTTTACCAGATGCTCTTTCCGCATGACCTTCTGCAGTCCATTCGTCAATTATCCCATCATTATTCGTATCATATCCATCAATTGTTCCATCACCATCCAAGTCAATAGGAATCCTAACAATTGAATTTTCATTTTCTTTGTAATTCTCATTTTCTTTGTTTTCGTTAATAATTTCACCACCATCCATCATTTCTTTATTGGTATCACCATAAACTTCATAATTTTTATAATTTTCTTGCATTAAATCATCTAAATTATCATATAAACCCAATTTTTGGTCATTTTCTATAATTTCACCTAAAAGTTTTTTTTGTTTTCTTTTTTTTTCACCAATCATGCCATTAAATGCAATAATTAGAGCGACTGCCAGTGGGTCAAACACTATTACAATCAAAAATATGAAAAATTTTACAACATTTTTCAATTCCATACCAAATGCTTCAGCAACAAACCTAAATCCACCTACTTCTTTCTCTAAATCTAAATTAGAAATCTTAATTTTATTGATTTCATCATTATTTTTACTATTTTCGGTTTGTAAATCTGCTATTTTTTTGTTAATTTGAGCACTTTGTTTGTCTTTACTATCAATACTCTTCAATAAACGATTATTTACCTTACCCTTGTCCAAAATTGTGTTTTGTGTTGAGGATAGTTGTTCCAATTGAGTGTTTAATTGAGTAATTTGAGCCGTATTTTGTTCAATTTTAGTAGAATAAACTAAAATTTCTCTATCTACTTGCTGTAATTTGAGATTTTGTTGTTGAAAAGCGTTAGAAAGATAACCAAATATACCGGCAGATGTAATAATCATCAATAATGCAACGGCAGATGTTAAATACCATTTATTAAAACCTTGAATATCATCCCATTTTTGTTTTAAATAGGTAGCTGCAACTAATTTAGCAAATTCTAATGAGCCGGCCATTACCATCACTGCGGTTGAGGCACCACTAAATAAAACACCCAAACCTGTTACGGAGAAAAATGCTGCACATCCGGCTATAATTAGTGCAGAAAATCCGACTAAATATTTAAGCCAATTCATTTATCGATTGATTCTAGTTAATTCCGAAATACGCTCTACTATTTTTCTAGCGTCTTCTAATGTTGTATGGCCTTCGGATGGTGACATTTGTTGTGCACCTGTAATTCCGTTTTGTAAAATCCTTAACTTTCCGTCTAAGGCCTCTAACAATCCTTGTATTTTTTCGTTGTATATCATAGTAATAAGTATTTATTTGTATAAAAAAAGGTAGAAGTGACTGAACTCCTACCTTTGTAATATACGAAAAATAACTGAATTAACCAACTTTAGGGGTTAATTTTTTTGGTTTGGACTCTTCTTTTCTTTCAATGGTAATTAAA